TATTGATGAAAATGATCTAAAGGTTAACATTAATAACCTTATGATCGAAAAGGCGCACGCTGTGGCTTATCATGGTCAGTCGAAAGACGATATCGCCCAGCAGCATTTATTGAATCGTGAAATTTTAAGGGAAAACGGAAGTGTCGAAAGAGATTAATGTATTAAAGAGAGACGGCAAAAAAGTACCACTAGATTTAGAGAAATTACATAAAGTAATCGGTAACGCCTGTGAAGGTATTACAGGTGTATCAGCATCTCAGGTAGAGCTGAATAGTAATATCTCATTCTATGATGGTATCACAACGTCGGAGATCCAAGAGACGATGATCAAGGCAGCTGCCGATCTAATCTCTGAAGAGACTCCAAACTATCAATTCGTAGCTGGTCGTCTGATCAGTTATCATTTAAGAAAAGAAGCATACCATGAGTTTGAAGTACCTCATTTACTTGAGGTCGTCAAGCATAATATAGATGCTAAGATGTATGAGCCAGATCTGTTAAAGTGGTATACAGAAGAAGAGTTCGATATCATGAACAAGTATATCGATCATGACAGAGACAGCAACTTTACATATGCTGCAATGGAACAGTTCAGAGGTAAGTACCTCGTCCAGGACAGATTCACTAAAAAGATATTCGAAACACCACAAGTAGCAATGATGTTGATTGGTGCTACACTATTCCACAGCTACAAAGAAGACAGACTAAAGTGGGTCAAGGAATTCTATGACTGTGTATCTAAGTTCGAAATATCATTACCAACTCCAGTCATGGCTGGTGTAAGAACATCTGTAAGACAGTTTAGTTCTTGTGTATTGATCGAGAGTGGTGATTCACTAGATAGTATCAATGCAACAACAGGAGCAATAGTAAAGTATGTATCAAAGAGAGCAGGAATTGGAATCGGAGCTGGTTCTATCAGAGCATTGGGATCGTCTATTAATGGCGGTCACGCAACTCATACTGGTGTTATACCATTTTATAAGTTATTTCAATCGGCAGTTCGGTCTTGTAGTCAGGGAGGCGTTAGAGGAGGTGCCGCAACTCTTTACTATCCTATTTGGCATTATGAAGTCGAAGAGCTATTGGTACTCAAGAACAATAAAGGGGTGGAAGACAACCGTATCAGACACCTTGACTACGGCGTACAATTCAATAAAGTCTTTTATGAGAGGCTCTTAAATGGATCCGATATCACCTTATTCAGCCCGTCTGATGTACCGGAGCTCGTTGATACCTTCTATACAGACGTCGACAAGTTTAGAGAACTCTATGAAGCGGCAGAAAGAAAGACATCAATCAGGAAAAGGAAAGTCCCAGCAATCGAACTCTTCTCCGCATTCATGCAAGAAAGGAAGGATACTGGACGTATATATTTGATGAATGTGGATCATGCTAACGAGCATGGATCCTTCTTACCAGAAATGGCTCCTATCAAACAATCTAACCTTTGCTGTGAGATTAATCTACCAACTAAACCATTAAACAATATTGATGATCCAGCTGGAGAGATATCTCTATGTACGCTTGCAGCTATCAACTGGGGAGCTATCAAAGATCCATCAGACTTTGAGAGACCAGCAGAGCTACTTGTAAGAGCATTGGATCAACTACTAAACTATCAAGACTATCCTGTACTAGCTGCAGAGGTGTCTACAATGAACCGTAGACCTCTTGGTGTAGGTATTATTAACTTTGCATACTGGATGGCTAAGAATGGTATGACATACTCAGAACCAAACTTAGAGATGATTGATGAGTGGGCAGAAGCATGGTCATACTATCTAATCAAAGCATCTAACACAGTAGCTAAAGAGTCTGGTGCATGTAGAAAGAACTATGAGACTAAGTATTCGCTCGGTATCACTCCTCAGAACACGTATAAGAAAGAAGTTGATGAGCTAGTACCACATAACCCTAAGATGGATTGGGAACAGCTCTCAGAGGACCTTAGAGAGCATGGTATACGTAATTCTACGCTAATGGCTCTAATGCCTAGTGAGACGTCAAGTCAGATATCTAATGCAACTAATGGTATTGAACCACCTAGAGCATTAGTATCAATCAAGCAAAGTAAAGATGGAGTGCTCAAGCAAGTAGTGCCAGCAATCCATCACTTAAAGAACAAGTATGAACTGTTGTGGGATCAGAAATCTCCACAAGGATACTTGCAAATATGTGCAGTATTGCAGAAGTATGTCGATCAAGGTATCTCTGTTAATACTTCATACAACCCAGCCTTCTATGAAGACGAAAAGATTCCTATGAGTACACTATTACAGGACATTATTTCGTTCTATAAATACGGGGGCAAGCAATTGTACTACTTCAACACCTACGATGGTGCAACAGATGAGGTAGAGGAACCTGCTCATCCATATGTAATGAGAGATGAGCCTTTAGATGATGAGGAATGTGAGTCATGCGTACTCTAACTGTAAACAAGAAACACCAGACCAAACGAGATGCGTTCTTTGATGGTAATGTTTCTATTGCTCGTTACGACGAACTAAGATATCCATGGTTGGATAAAATCACAGAAAAACAGATCGGATTCTTTTGGAGACCAGAAGAGATAGATACATTGAGAGATTCTAAGGACTTTAAAGACCTTACAGAATCAGAGCAACATATCTTTACTTCTAACCTCAAAAGACAGATCGTACTAGATTCAGTTCAAGGTAGAGCTCCTAACCTAGCTTTTCTACCGCTAGTGTCTCTTCCAGAACTGGAGACTTGGGTGGAGACATGGTCTTTTTTTGAGACCATCCACTCTAAGTCATACACACATATCATCCGTAACGTCTATAGTCAACCATCAGAAGTATTCGATGGCATTATGGATATTAAAGAGATTACGGATTGTGCAGATAGTATAACTGAACACTATGACAACCTAATGAACTACACTCACGAGGTGTATCAAGCAGGTGATAAGGCATATGATCAGTACTATCATAAGAAGCTGATATGGCTATGTCTCAATAGTGTGAATGCACTAGAGGGCATTAGGTTTTATGTTTCATTCGCTTGTAGTTGGGCATTTGCTGAGCTCAAGAAGATGGAAGGTAATGCAAAGATCATTAAGTTGATCGCAAGGGATGAGAACACTCACTTAGCTGGGACACAACAACTTATCAAACATCTACCAAGAGATGATAAGGACTTTGCTAAGATTAAGAAAGAGTGTGATGATCAAGTAGTTGGCATCTTTGTAGATGTCATAGAACAAGAGAAAAAATGGGCTGACTATCTATTCAAAGATGGATCCATGATTGGATTGAATGCAGAGTTGTTACGCAACTATGTTGAATGGATAGGATGTAAAAGGATGAAAGCTGTAGGACATACTTGTCCATATCCAGTGAGTGCATCTAACCCTCTACCTTGGACCCAGAAATGGATTGCAGGTGGTGAGGTACAAGTAGCCCCACAAGAAACAGAGATAAGCTCATACATCGTTGGTGGTGTAAAGAAAGACGTCGATGAAAAGACGTTCAAGGGTATGTCTTTGTAAGAGAGATATAATTATGGTCAAGTGTGATAGATGCTTGAAAGAGTATGATAAATTAGAAAAGGTGACATACCATGTCAACTCGAAGGACGGAGTCATTGAATTCCCAGCACAGTATTGTGCCAAGTGTGCCGACGAATGTGAAAAGGTCGTCAAAGATTTACAAAATGAAGATTAAACAAACTATATTAGTGACTGGTGGATGTGGATTCATTGGTGGTCATCTTGTTGATGAACTAACCCAATCGTATCCAGAATGTGATATCATAGTGGTGGACGATTTACGCACACCAGGCAACCACAGAGTCGACGGAGTGACCTACTACGAGAAGTCTATTCAAGACTGCTACCTAGAACTAGATACAAAATATACATTTGATAGTATATTCCATCTAGGCAATACACCAAGAGTTAGAAGAGCAATAGAGTTTCCAGCAGAGACGATTGATAATAATGTCACGTCAACAACTGCTGTGTGTGAACTAGGAATCAAGCATGGAGCTAAAGTATTCTTTGCACAGAGCTCGTCAGTACAATATGAAGGAACTATTAGTAATGCATATACATTATCTAAAGTGTTCTGTGATAACATATTGGATCTATACTTAACTCAGTATGGTCTTGAGGTAACTAAGATGTTCTTCTATAGTGTCTATGGACCAAGAGAAGCAGACTATGGACCATACAGTACAGTATGTAAAAGATTTAGTCAGAAGGTCGAAGCTGGTGAGTCATTAGAAATATTTGGTGATGGATCCAAGACAAGAGACTTTACTCACGTACTAGATGTAGTGAAGAATATGATGATGCTTATGGAAGATGAGCTTGGTTTCATAGAAGAGGTACACTTTGGTAGAAGCAAACCTTATAGCATACAAGAGATTGCAGATGCATTTCATCATCCAATGGTATACAAATGGGATCTACCAGGTGAAGCACAAGACACATTCTGCACAGAACCATATGGATTCTATGAGTATGATGTGATTGAATATATAACAGAATGGGTAAAAGGGAGAGGTAGTGTACACTGAGTCAGTATGTGAAGCATTGATATGGGCACATGGTAAGGAATTACTAGGTGACAGTGTCGTAGAAATAGGTAACCAACAATGGCAGACAAAGCTCAATGGCTATTGTAGATCCAGACTTAAAGAGTGGGTGTTGTCAGAGAACCTCACAATGGTATACAGGAACCTAGGTGTAGCAGACTTCAAGCAGTTTCCACGTAAACCTAAGAATAAGCTACAGTTCGATACAGTAGTCAGTACAGACTTTGTTGATAGTGGCTTTGATGTAGGAGGACTATTCAAAGAGGTACATGACTCAACTAAGCTAGGTGGGTGTATGATATTCAATGTTGGTGTAGGTCTATCATCTGCTATGTGTTCACTGACACCTAATAGTGTAGCATATCTATGTAAGAAGAACGGATATGATGTACCATATTTCAGAATAGAAACAGCATCAAGAACATTCAGCGTACAGTTAGACTCCAGGAAACTGTTTAATACTGGTGAACTCCGCGAACAACTATATAAATTCAGAGAAACATTTAATCTACGGATGAGTGTTATATTCAAGAAGACATCTAACGATGACTTTAAATACTAAGGAAGCACGATGAGTGAAATCATAGAAGAACCGGTTGAGATATTCTGCGATAATTGTTCTTGTGAATGTGTAGTGATTCCAGGAGAGGATTGCTCTATGACTGATGTCAAGCATTGCCCTTTCTGTGGAGCTGACCTAGATAATGAGTTACAATTTAATGAAGACAATTACGAAGACGGCTGGGACGAATAACGACCAGTTCTTAAAGGTATACGACAATGTAATGACCGCTGAGGAGTGTGCCATTACTATCGATTTGGCTGATCAATTTAGGATAGCCAACAGAAACTCTAACTACCACACCACATCTAATCAGAAAGGTAGGATAGACGATCAGATGTTCCTACTAAACCATAGACACAACGAACCCTTTAAGGATAAATTTCAGGGTTGGATGCACTCGTCTTGGGACAAATATGCGAGAGAGTTCAAACTTAAATATGATATAAGTGATGTACTCTGCCCACACTATAAGATCCAGAAGACAGAGACAGGTGGAGGGTTCACAGCTCAACACTATGAGCAGAGTGAAGGCAAAGGAATGTCTCAGAGGTTCGCTGTATGGATGATCTACCTCAATGATGACTTCGAAGGCGGAGAGACCTTCTTCCCTTATCAAGACTTAACAATCACACCAAAGACTGGCTCATTAGTAATATGGCCAGCCAACTACACATATCCTCACCATGCTATCGATAACCTCAAAGGCACTAAATGGATAGCAACAGGATGGTTCAGATTCAGGACACAACAGATACTGTGACAAACAAAGCGTACATGGGTATTGACTACTCAATGAGCTCTCCATGTATCTGTCTACATGACAACTACGGATACGAATTCCATTATCTAACTAAGACAAAGAAGTACGAAGGTCATTGGGAGACTGATGACTATGAGATCACAGGACACTTGATGCCTAGCTTCGATGATGACATTGATCGATGGGATTCAATTAGTGGATGGGTGATGAGGACAGTAGAGGATTGGAAGATAGACCAAGCCATACTAGAAGACTACTCATTTGCATCTACAGGTAGAGTATTTCAGATAGGAGAAAACTTTGGCCTGTTGAAATATAAGTTGAGAATGGGTATAATACCCTTCATAACTGTTCCACCTACAGTACTGAAAAAGTTCGCTACTGGTAAGGGGAACGCCAACAAAGAACTAATGCAAGAGGCATTCGTACAGGAGACGGGTTGGGATATTAAAGGGTTGCTTGGGCAAACAGAAAAGCAATGGAACCCATCTTCAGATATAATAGATGCCTACTACTTAGTGAGATATGGTAAAGAGAATGGATAATATGGATTTAAAAGATAAGATAGCAACATACATAACACAGCTTGTTGCATTTGCAATAATGGCTTACGGCCTGCATTTCTTGTTCTACTTTCCAGGTACTGTAGTATTGATTTACGCAGTGATTAGTCTAGCCTTCCAGGCTGGTTTAATTACCTGGATCCAGGACAAACTTGCGGAGTAAGACCGTGTATAATCGTTTCTAAGAGGTTTTCTATGGACAATAGGATCAAAGGGACATGGCATAGTCCTGACAATCAAAAAAGCATTAAGATTGTGCCATCTATGGGCTCATATCACACTGTTAAAGAGTATAACAAGCAAACTAAGCATACTCAAGAGGTAAAAGTGGGAAAAGAGGGATTTGACCAGTTTCTCGACGATCTAGTCCGCAATAAATGGCGTCATACAGCCCGTTGACTTTAAATCAAAGCTATTGTATAATAGTTGTATAATTTGATTAAGGAGTTTATTATGGAACAATCTACAATTACGTTTATCCCTAGTATGGATTTTGCTAGTGGTACATCATTACAACACGCAGGTGTTGAACTATCATACTCAGACATATGTCGTATGTTCGGTGAGCCTCACTTCGAGGGCATTGGAGATAAGACTACTACTGAGTGGACTATCGAGTATCAGAAGTATGATGCTGAATGGGATGAGTATACATCCGGCAAGTTCACTATCTATGACTGGCACTTTGCTAGGAATCTAAACGATAACTATGCTAAGACTAAGTGGAACATTGGTGGTAGTAATATCAATGACTACTTTGCATTCATGGAAGCTATGGAGCTATTCAAAGCTGACGACTGTATGGATGATGGTGGCCTCAATGGTACACATGCATTACCAGAAGTCGGAGCTGTAGCATAAATATGTTTGCAGTCAATGCTGAAACACAGGAGCAAGAGCAGCTGAGGAAGGCTGTTCTTGCTGCTACTATCAACTGGAAAGTTGTAGAGAGATTCACTCGTAAGTTTGGTTACGATCATGCTAGCGAGATGATCTTTGAGTGGGCTTTGGATCCTGAGTATGTATATGCGAGAGGTCTCAAACGTAAGCCCAATCCATTCCACAAACACGTACGCGTGAACTTGGACAAATGTCTTGAGTGTGGAATTGCAACCTCCAGTGAAATGATTGACGCTGGTCTTAAACTTACTGCTAAGCAGAAGAGAGACATCAAACTAGCACAGGAAGAAGCTGAGGAGATGAGGGATGATGATTGAACAATATATTATACTAGCACTGCTAATTGTATGTGCAGGTGTATCAAGTTATTACATTGGGTGGAGAGAAGGAGTCGGTCATGGCTCTATGAGTCTACTCGAACTATTAATTAAAGAGGGTGTGTACGATAAAGATAAGAAGCACACCACAGTAATCATTGAGGATGATCCAAGTGGCTAAACAATGGCACGGAGGCAAAGGCTCTAAGACAAGGAACCCTGACCAGAAGAAGTACGCTGACAACTGGGAGAGGATCTTTGGTAAGAAGAAGCCTGAAGTCAAAGCAAGAAAAAAGACGCCAGATCATGGGGTTAGTAAAGTTCATAAGGACAAGACTAAACCTAGCCGAGCGTCGTACAAGGACGAGTTGCGTAAGCAGTCGGACTTAAATTGGGATGGTAATTATGAGTAGTTGGGATTATTTTGTGCAAGCAGTGGGACATTATTTCTTAATGTTTAAACACTGGTTAATGGAACCTTTGTGGGGTGGCAATGTAGCTGGTATTATTGTAGGCATGACGTTTACAGCAATAGGCGTATACATCTTCGCATGGGTATGTTGGAGAGACTTCTTTAAGAAGGACGAGCTGTCTGATGAGGAGTTCATGGACATTGCTCTAACAGAGATGGAAGGTGAGAAGTTCAGAGAAGCTCTCAGGAAGGATGACGAGTATGCCTGATAGAAAAAAACTACAGTATAAGAAACACGATCCGGTATGGTCTCCATCAGATAGATCCATATACAACTTCACATTCGACTACTTCAAGTCACAAGAGTATAACTGGTGGCATGTACTACACAAATGGTATATGAACTATCACCGACCATACAAAGTCAAACCAAAAGCTGGTGTACGGATCCTAGAGATAGGTTCATTCGAGGGATCATCTTCAGTATGGTTCATTGAAGAGATGGTAGCCAGATATGGATGTGAGCTTCATTGTGTAGATCGATGGCTTGACATCAACCCAGCTGAGGACATGGTTCCTGGATCAGCTACATCAAAGAAAGCTCAATCGAGAGAAGCTACTATGGTCAGAGCTGAGGATAGGTTCGAAGAGAACATCAATATTGCTAAGGCTAAGTATCTGAAGAAGAAAGACTATAAGTTAGTGAAGACATGGAAGGGCGATAGTACCTCTCAGCTCTGCAAAATTCATCAGACACATGGCGACCGATCATTTGATATCATCTATGTCGATGGATCACATGAGCAGAACCAAGTAATGATAGATGCATTGCTATCATACAAACTATTAGACTACGG